TTTAATTTAGTTTCTATTACTAATACTGAAAAAATAAAGTCAAACCTATTAAAAATAAATAAAATCTGACTATATATCATAATATTTAGGGGGATATGGGGGTAACAGGGTCCAGGCCGTGACGCTATACGACCTCAGACATTTTTGTTATTTTTTTGAGGTACTTCTTCAGTATTTTCCTGGCTTTCTTCCTGGTTAAAGATGCTTGAGCCTTCATTTGCAACTTCAGTAAAGCCTTGGAGGTCACTAAGCCAGTATTGTGGTCCTTTTGGTTCATTTAGCTTAGTTTGATGTACTGTAAAGCCTTTTCGTTGGGTTTGAGGTATAAATTCAGGATATTCTGTTAATTCATCAGGATATTTAACTTCAGTCCAATTATCTTCGGGTAAAAGTTGCTTTAGGAGTCCCCATTGGGAGTTCATGAAGCGAATATGGTGATGATAGAAGGATAAATAGTCTGGATATGTATCTTGCATCCACTTAACACGTTTCATAGAGGCTATTATGTCTTTCTTATCACGTTTAACTCCCACCCAATGTAGGGAAGGTATAAGGTGATGTATGAAGTGAAAGTGGTTTAAGGCAGCTGGAGATTGGATTACAAGTCTATTTCTCCCACTATCTACTAAATCTTTAAGGGTACTAATATGTTCTTGTGAAGGAACCCAATCTGTATCTTCCAAGACAATATACTGTCTAGCATTGCCTAAGATATGGGCAGTTATATTAGTACCACTTCTTTGGCATCCTGTTACTATTACTGGTTGATCCATGTTTATTGGAGTGGTAATACATGTTCATGTTCGGATATAAAGTCTATATATTGGTAATATAGCTGTATATTACAGTTATTACTGTTTAATACAGTATACATTCGGTCTATATTAAGATAAGTTAAAGATATAGGGGTCTTATTAGCGTAATGAGGTATAACGAAAGACATTATAGAGGTAAATCTAACTGCATCTCTGGTATATAGAAGGTATTGGGTTTATCTTTACGTATTTCGCAGACATAGGTGGTCTTATCAGGTCTCTGATAGGTCATATCTGAATCGTGACTATTATACAGTAACATACTGATAATACGGTCTCCTTTATTAATCATAAGTTGGTGTAGGTGTTTAATGAATATCAAATGATGATATTATGTAAGAGGAGGGTCGTGAGATCCCTCCTCAAGGGGTCGGGTCCACCCTTCCCTTCCCCTGTATAAGTGTGTGGTCGGTCTAAACCCAGGTGGGGACTGAAGAGTGCCCATCATAACCACGTGCTTTATCTCTTTGTTCTTTATCCATACCTAATACCAAATGATTAGCAGATTTAGTAGGGTGTTCAAGGAAGTCTGCCATAATAGACTCCCACTCTTCACGTTTCCGCATTGCTATCGCTTCATTAGCGGAGATACCCATAGCATCAGTAAAGTACTTAACGCCTTGTGCAAGGGCATCCAGACGGTCATCGTGTTTAACTGCACCTTTCTCCCTACACATACGACTCATCTGATAGAAGAGCATGTACATAAGTCTGAGTTCAGGTGCTTCATCAGGATTAGATTTGTAATCCCACTCTATAACCTTCCTATCAACCACAAGTCTGTGCTGATTAAGGATAGGTTCAAGAGAATCAATAATACGGTCTTCTTTTCTAACATTAGCACGTACCTCTTCTACATCTACAAATTGTTTTGTCTGTTGTAAGTGTTTCTTAAATAGTTCAGATACCATACCATCACCAAAGTTTGTCTCTATGACAAGTTTAGTGACACCATACTTCTTACATCCCTTTAGGATGTCGAGGAGGGTGTTGTCGCTATATCCATCTCTATAAGCTCGCATCTCATGGAGGTATAGGAACCCATTCTTTTGGGATATATAAGCGGCAGCTGTTTCATCTGTTCCTCTTCCAGAGGGATCCACACTGCAAATTGTTTCGGAGTAAGGGGTCCACTCTCCCTGTAACTGCATAGGAGAGTAAAAGTAATCTCCTGGGAGTCCGACGGTTGGGAGGTCTTTGATGACGTTTTGAGGGTCTGAGCACCAAATAACATTATCGGAAGCAGTAGAAGGGTTGACGCTGGTAACAACCATGTCAGCCATTTTAAGAGGGAATTTTTCTGCATCTGTTAAGCTAGTATCTAGCTGAAATTGAAGCATATAGTTAGAACGACCCATAGCTGCTTCACGTTCTATTAGGTCGTCATTATCGAAGCGGTCTGGATCAGTTACTGACCATTCCTCCACTCCCTCATCTATATCCTCAACTATTTGAGGTGCGAGGAGTCCTTCGTATTGACTAAGCTTTCCTTTGCGGGGGTATCTGCTTGGCCAAACGAACGGACGGTAATTACGCTCTGCCAACTTACGATAAACAGTAAAAGTAGTCTGAGGAGTCCCGAGATA